CACTTTTGATAGTATTTCCATTAGAATACTCCTTCGAATTTAAGACCTTTAGATGCTATTCCATAACCTCGTTTGTGTTTTTTATCCTCAGGTACAGGCCCTACGGGCATGATCTTACCTGGTGGAATAGATAAACCTTGTGACTTAGGTCCCTTTTTAGGAGGGACTGTTTTTGTTAGTTTTTTAGTCATTAATGTAATGTTAAATTATTTTCATCACTTTGCAACCTAGAAATCTGATTAGCAATATAGCTATCTGCTACAGCTTCTCCATATGCATCTACAATTGTTTCACGACTCATTGCCAACATGACTTGAGCTAACTCAAGTAAATTAGCACCCTCATCAACCTGACCTTGAACAAAACCTCTAGTTTCATTAATGATCTTCTGAACTCTCTTTTCAGTTTCTTTGTCCATGTTTAAACTATAATACTTATTACTTGGTCTTCCTAGATTTTTTTTCAACGTTTTTAATAACACCTTTGTTAGCTGAAGCATAAAAAACCTGTTTACCTTTTTTCTTTCCATATGTTTTCTCCATGGACTTCTTTATTTTACTACCCTTTTTTGTTAGAGGCATCTCTTCTCTCTTGATTTAAAGTTTGAGTAGTCATCTTGTCGTACTGAACTTCTGCTCTTTTATCAGCAATGTCATAATCTTTTTGTATTCTAGCTTGATCATTATCTGCTCTTTGTTTTAATTTAGCTGCATCTAATTGTAATTTAGCTGCATCCAACTGAGCATCAACTTGATCTTTTTGTGCATCTTGTTGTAACTCTTGTTGTTTAAGCTGTATGACAGGGTCAGGCTTTCCTTGCCCACTAAGTTGTGCTGATAACTGTTTCAATTGTAACATAGACTGAGCCTCTAATTTTGCTATCGCTTCATCAACTTGATCTTGAGAAATTTGACCTGCCTCAGTTAAAAACATAACTTGCTCTTTTGCTTTTAATGAAACGTGTTCCAAAACATGTTTCTGTAACTTCATGGCCATTGGAGGATTGCCTAGCACCATTTGATTTGTTCCAAATACTAAGTGATTTTCAATATGAGCGTCATGATCTTGACCCTCGTAAGCTTTTAACAAATTACCATCTAATAGATCAGCGTGTTCCATTGCAGGATCTTTTGGCTCGGTTGGAGAATCTTTTCTTAAAATTTGATCAATGTCTTTAACACCCAAAGCTTCATACATTCTTCTATAAGCCTCCTTAACGTTGTGAATATCAGGAGCGCTTTGAGCTAACTGTAATTCTGTTTGAGCTAAAGTAACTCTTTGAGTGGTAGAAAATATATTAGGATCTGAAACAGGTAAAACATCTACACGGTCACTAAAATCCTCTGCCTTGACTGTTCTTTCAGCACCCTCGACAGAATAAGGATAGGTCTCAGGTAAATAATCTGAGAATACATCAAACAATAATTTGAATTCTTTTTTCTGAGAGTAATGACATCTTTTATGAATGCCTGACATGACCTTTGAGCCCCTCTCTAATAATGCCACGGTTGTTCCCACAGGTGCATTTTGATTTGCGTCACCAACCTGTAAGTCAGTTATAGCAGCAAATCTTTGACCTGACTGAACAACAAATCCTAGAAGGCTGTATAAGGTCTGAGAGGGTTCTTTGTAGGGTAGAGGTATGAGAGCGTTTCGTAAATCACCATTCGGTGCATCGATATCTCTAAATTCTCCTGGTTGTATAGGCTCTGCATCGTTTCTAATTCTAATGCCTCTTGACTTAAATCCTGCAGGTAAATTTGATAAAGTACCTGCGTCTATTAATTGTCTTAAAATTTGTGTTGCTGTTCTTGATAGAGAACCAATTAAATGTATCAAACCAAGGCCATAAAAACCTAACCCTGGTAAAAACTTATAGTGAACAAAATACTTTTTCTTTAACTTTTTTTCGTCACCCTTCTCATAATTTCTTCTAATGCCCACAACCTTACTTGAGCTATCTTCAATAGTTACAATGTAAGGAATTTTTATTCCTGTAGGCTCACCATCCATACCTTTATCTTCAAATCCCTCTAGATCTAAGGATACATGAAACTCATAAAGTCTAACCGACTTATCCATATAAGAAGGTCTAACACCCTCTATATCATCATATTTTTTTTGAACTTCTGATGGCTCTGTTTCGGTAGGTACTATTTCTATATCTTTATAGAAACCTGAAACTTGTTTTTTTCTAAAGTCATTATAACTCATGTTAATGATCTGAGTAATTCTTTCGCAAGAATCTAAATCACTTGCCATGTAGTTGACAACTAAATCCTCTGCTGGAACAAACTTTGATACAGCCCTATCCATCAACTCATCGTAGTAAACTTTTTTAAATGTAGAACCTGCGAGAGGTAAATAAAATAACATCTGATCAAACTCAGGGGTATAGTCCTCCATTGTATTTGTTATTTGATAGTTCATAAACTCTTGAACTCTTTGAGCTTGAGAATATTTTTCAGGAGTCTCCTCTCCCATGACAACTGTTCTTACAGGACCACTAGAGGGTAGTAACTCTTTATACGCTGTCGCTTGAAACTGTGTTGCACTTTCAGCTAACAATGGATGAGTAACACCACTAGCTCCTTGAAAGGGTCTAGTTCTCTCATCGTACTTTGTTCCTAGCAAGTCTAAGCCTTTTATGTAAGAGTCTTCCCAATCTTTTCGTGAGGACTTATCGTTTTCTAATTCTGCAAGTAATTCATCAGCAAGTCTATTGCATTCTTGCTCATCCATAACTTCAGCTAAGTTTGAATAAAACTCAACTTCATCAGGTAATGTTTTCATCGGATCAAAATCTAATATCGCACCACCCTGTTCATCAATCTCTATATCTATTCCCTCAGGTGTAGGAATAGGCTGACCGTCAATTTCAACTTCAGTATCTGATTTTAAAATTTCTAATTCAGGCTTACCACCCAAGTCCAAAGATTTGTCTATGTTATCTACCATATTTATAATGTTCGCACTTCAGGCACTGGGGTTATATAACCACCTTTGAATTTTTTAGTTGGCGACGTAATTTCAATATTTGAAGTCTCGCCCTGTCGAAGTTCTGCATCGGACTCGGCTTTGAGTTTTTGATCGAGGACTTCTTGGGCCGCTGTTGCATAGTCTTTTGGTACACTTTTTACTCCTAACTTAGTATACAATCCTTGCTCAAAGTACCACCTAATAGCCTGAGTGTCACGAACTGATTTCCCAACCAAATTAGATAAGTCAGTCATATACTGATCAAATTTTGTTTTCATTTTTACAGTTGGAGTGCCTGTATTTTCTAAAATTTTCCCATCTTTATCAGTCATGATTTTTCCGTCAGTATCTCTCATGTACATGTTTCCACCCATCAATCTATTCATACCTCTAATGTTCCACATATCAGTCACGTTGTTATCATCGGTTCCATAAAGATTAGCCATGAACTCACCAATCTTAGGACCAAAAGCTCTGTGTCCTGAGTATATTTCATCCATTTTTACACCTTTACTACCACCTAAATTACCATATTCTTTTCTAAACTCATTTATCTCTCTGCCTGTCATTGGTGTATGCAAAAATTCTAGAAAAGAATCTAGTCCATTCACCTGAATATAATTATTCGCTAGATTTAATTGTTTACCTAAATTAGTTCCTCTCTGAGTCCACCCTAGATTAGTTTTAGGATTTTTTAAGGGTAGTTGTCCTGTATCTGCAAATATATCTGCTATTTGTAGAGCCACTTTAAAATCACTTCCAACATTAACACCTGAGGATGAGATAGCAGTTGTGAAAAGAGTTAAATCTTTAAGGTTAGGATCGTTTGCAAATTTAGGATTAATTTTCTCAGCAATCTCCATCGCTCTTTTAACACCATCATCATACCAACCCACACCTGTCACCTCTTGGCCCAATTGGTAATTAATCTCTTCTACTCCCTCTTTCAACATTGTTTTATAATCCTTGTCATTGAAGATATCTCTCTTCGCACCTTTGTCTAAAAATTCTAAAATATCAGGAATTTTAGTTCTATCTTTTGTAACTAATTTTTTAACGTTAACTATAAAATTTGTTCCTGATAATATTTGAAGAGGCTTTGACTTTTCTATGTCTTCTTTGTCAGGAGTTAGAGGAGTTAAGTCGGATGGTTTAATCGGATCAGGTTCTTTGAACTTCTTACCTTTGTCCTCTTTTTTCTCTTCTTTTTTTACGACCTTTTTTTCTTTATCTTTTAACGCTGTCACCGCAGGTGACGCCGCTAAATTTGTGATTATATCTAATAAATTCTCTCTTGATATATCACCAACAGATAATTGTTGTAAAAGAGCATCAGCTTGTTGTGGTCCTACGATGCCCACGAGCAACGGTCCGAGGACCGCGGGACTTGCTCTAAGAATTATTTGTTGAAGCATCTTAGTTACCTGTCATCACTTTTTTATCATCATCGATAATTAATTTTGTGTCATGAGTAATACCATTCTTATCGTAGTTCTCTAAAACTTTGATCAGCTCTTCTTTGCTCATGTTTTCTAGAGGCGTGTCAGTCTGAACTTTGTTATCGTAAAATCCAGCAACCTTACCTCTGTTTACTTCAGCAGCCACGGCCGCCGAATAGTGTTTATGTTCTCTTGCTTCCTCTCTGATTTGTTTTAGGGAGGCCAAATGAGATGCAGTAGATACTCCATAGATTTGATGTAGATCTTGTTTCATTTCATTAACAGCCTCCACTACGAAAGGATTTAAGTGAGGGTTCATTAGATCGGTAGCAGTTTGACGTGCACGATTCATTGAATATCCCGCTTTCCGTGCTGCCTCGGCCGCGGAACATTCTCCAAGTAAAACTTTGTGGACATACTCGTAAACAAAAATCATTTGCTTGGGCGTTAGTTTTTGTTTGAGTCTCCTGTCATCAGGGTTTATTAATTTTTTAGTAGTATTCATATTTACGTTTTTCAATTGGTTCTTCAGGTTCATCATCATACAATGAAATGAAATTTCCCTGTCTATATCTTAACAGTGCTAAGGTAGTTGCGTCAACAAGATCATCGTGCTCTCCATAAGGAAAAGAGGCACACTCTTCTTGCACTTCTTCAGCCCAATCCCTGTTTGGTCTCCACACGTGCCCTGCCTCAAAGATAGGAGCAACAGAGTTTAATCTGACATGTTTGTCCATTCCACGATTAGGAGAGAAAGCTGTAGCGTACACACCAAAACGCCGGAGCTCTTGTATCAAGGGTGTACCTGAGGCCTTAGCCTCAATCACCACAGCCTCAGGGTTATACAGTGTTAATTCTTCCTTTGCTACTTGTTTGAGCTCAGGAAAGTCCCAACGACCTTTTCTAGAGTTTAACAAAATTAAATGTGTTTCTGTTCCCTCGTCAGGATAGAATACACCCCATGTTGTAATGGCAGAATAGTCAGCAGACTCTTTTTTTGAAAAAGCTGTATCATAACTTTGAATTTTAAAAGCACACTCAGGTGGATCTTCCTTGTCCCAAATGTTCCACCATTCACGTTTAATGATACTTGTGCCATCATAAGTAGGATTTTGTTGCCATTGTGCACTCCACTTTGTAGGAACTAAGGATGCCTTTACTTTATCAAGCTCATTTAACTTCCAATACTGTGGCCAAGTGGGTTTTCGCTTCTCTTCGTCATCGTCCTCTAAAATTGCCGGGAATTCTATGATGTCCCACTTGTCTGCTTTGATATCTCCCATCTTTTTTATAAGATTACCTGTAAGATCCTTGTCAGACCATCGAGTCATAACAATAACAATACTTCCCCCAGGTTGCATACGCTGTCTAGGACCTGAAGTGTACCACTCATACGCATTATCCATGGCTGTATCCGACAAAGCATCTTGTTCTGAGTGAGGATCATCGATAATTAGTAGGTCAGCACCTCTTCCTGTTATCGCACCACCAACACCTGCCGCAAAATACTCACCTCCAAGGTTAGTTTCCCACCTTCCTGCCGCCTGATTGTCAGTTCTTAGGGTTACATCAGGGAATACTCCCTTATATTCTTTTGTGTTCATGAGATTTCTAACTTTTCTACCAAATCTTATAGCCAACTCACCTGTGTGAGTCGCTTGAATAATTTTTAGTCGAGGATTTTGCCCTATCATCCATGCCGGGAATAAAAATGAGGCAAATTCACTTTTTGTGTGACGTGGAGGCATGTTAACTATTAGCCTTTGGTTCTTACCTGTCAAAAATTTTTGAAATTTTTCTGCAATCTTAACGTGATGTGGTCCTTCTACGAACTCAGGCCACATAGATTTTACAAATCCCATGAAATTTGCACGTGCATTTTCTTGTTCGACCTTCCTTCTTAGCAATACCATCGCCTTTAATTGGTTCGCATCAAGATTTTTATAGTCTATACGCATATTTTACTCTCATTCTGTGTTGATGTTGCCAGGACAAGGCCAAGCGTGTGCGAAGCGGGGCCAAATTTTGGGGGCCCGGTAACTGTTGATTTCACGGTCGTTTTCATTTGGTCTAAGTACCTAGGATATTTGTTGCATAATCTATATTATAAGGCCAATTACCCCTATATTTTTCAACGTTTTTAGCGTTCCGTGGTTCGTTGGCTCTATATATTGTATGCATTGTTCAGAAAAACCTTAATTAGGTCCCATGACCGACCCACCCTGACCGTGCAAAGTGGTTCATTTTCAACGTTTTCTTGCATGAAGTCGATATCTACCGATCTATACAGAAAAAAGGCCCTCTCTTTAAGGGACCGTTGCATCCTC